TCGTTCATATTTTTGAGGGGTACGCTTGCGCATAAGGCGGGCAACAAGCAGAACGCAACCGCTAATAATGGATAAAGGAATAATCTTGTACATGATTCCAGCATATCTCGAGTTTGGATAAATCTACGTATGAAATGCTGGTGCTAAAAATATTTCACGCGCTCCCCCCCTCCCCACAGCGGATAGCGGAAAGTTCACGACAGTCCCGATAGCTTATCTGTGAACCAGACCCACTCTTATTCTTATGTAGACAATAAATATTTAGTTATTATCCTGTCTATCAGAACAAATCGTTTCGATACCTAGTCACAGACGCAGATAGTCGCTATGATTCACATCAACACACATAATAAGTGAGGCTGCAATGCTGCTAGAAGACACAATTCCAGAGACTATTTACCATGCCACATTAGATGACGTCATACCCCTCATCTATTCATTAGGTCTAATCCCTAATGATGTTGGTGTAATCAATCTAACCAATAACCCTCACTGTTCAGCAGGCTTCCTAGCAGTACGTAACTACACTCGTATAAGTCGTGTCTCTTGGATGGTCATAGATGGTGTAGAGATGCCCAGCATAGACAGCACACGCCACAACAGCGCTGTCGTACTCGCCGTATCCACACAGCACCTTGACCGCTCACTGCTCACAGTAAACGAGACCGACAGTGGAGACGTACACACCAACGCCCTGCCATCCAATCTCGTGTCGTACACGTACAGTGGAACTATCAAGCCAGAACATCTCTCTACTGTTGACGTCTATAAGCGTGGAGACAAGCGCATACCTAGTTGCTTTACCTGAGTGTGTAATACCGTGCCTGTGAGGCGCGCTTCTGTACGTATATGAATCGCCTAGGAGTCCACGGGTGTAGCGGGTAACTCACCCCTCCACTTAGTGGCATTGACTATATGTATAGCACCATACGCCATAGCACCCAAGATGAACCCATACTGCCTCGTAGAGACCGCATACACGCACCACAGGCACTCATTGATGAATGCTATGCACCAGCCCCACCAATGCCTCCTGCCCACCAGGTAGAGCCCTATGACGCCTACTGTGCTTAGTACCCACGACCACATCACAACCACTGACAAGCAAAGCCTTGCTCTGCTAGTCCCTCACCCAACTCTGCGTAATACTCAATTTCGTCCACGGGTGGTGATTCATACTCCACCTCAGTGAGTACCTTGCTCATTAGTCTTGGATACATAGAGTCTTGACCACGTATCCTCGTTTGTCCAGGGAAGTACAGCTCCTCTCCCCATACAACCCTCTTAGGATACGTGAGTGAGAATGGCTTGGCTATGAACGTCACCTCATTTGGCTCTGTGTGTGTGATGGCAATACACTCAGACACTGGCATACCAGGCTTGATGAACGCCTCTCTCAGGTCCATACCATTGGTAGCAGAGGGGTCAGTAGAGCAGAACCCCTCAGCAATGAGAGTGAAGGCGTCAATGTTCCACCCCCTCCTTGCTATACACAGTGCATCATTGACCTTGCCGAATCTATCAGAAGGCGCGCTTTTCTGTACTTCCCAGGATGCTGACAATACGAGGCTTAGTCTGTGGTCTGTCCAGCACATGACACTCAGGGGTATCTCTTCACCTATACCGTATTCCTTGACAGCATGCTCCTTCGCATTCATAGCAGACATCATAGAGATGGCTAGCTTGTCAAGACGATGTGGATACCTGGCTTCTCCCATCGCTCTAACTTACACGACTACTTCCGCCACTAGGGAATCATCTCGACTAATCTGTCAAGTATGGCAACAAAGAAAACCCCATCAAAGAAAACAGTAGCTCCTGCAAAGAAGACTGCTGCTAAAAAGACGGCAGCAACAGCAGCCAAGAAGCCCGCTAAGAAGCCTGCCAAGAAGGCAGCTGCGAAGAAGACTGTCGCTAAGAAGCAATCGCCAAAGAAGGCCACGAATACATCTACACACGAAGACGCACATGTGGCCGAAAACCTTTGGAATGTTTTCCAGAACGCAACTACCAGCACAACAGAGGTGTCAGCGACAGTGAATGGCAAGGTCATCTATGCCAATGACGTAAAGCCAGCAGCAGTACGCAAACGCTTCCTCGCCTGGTTCAAGCGATAACAACTGCAACAGCACAGTCAAGTGCTGTAAAATGAAACAATGAGTGCATTCCGTAACGACGACGTAGTTCTAGGTGGAATACCAATCCTCAGAGCCGATAGAGAAATGTGTCCTGTCTGTAAACACCCCACGGGTGACTGTACAACAGACACAGCACGACCTATGCATATTGCATTTGCTGACACTGTTTTAGAAACACTCAAAGATTCACAAATGATTCTTGTAGAAGAAGATATTTACGAAGACAGACAGATAACTCCCTTTACTAAAACAACAGTAATCACTGTGCATAAAGGTAGTTACGTAACTCTTGAGAGAGCAAAAGAGTTAGGCATTTCCTAGACTGCACTTGACTTATGTGCTGATGTACAATAGTCTTTCCCAGCCCCTACAGGAAAGCAGTTGTTATGTCAATCTTTACTTCAGAATTCATCTCCTCTTATGAAAATAAGCAAGTACCTTGGGGTTTTGGTGGATTAGGGGAAGTTGTTTACCTTCGTACCTACAGTCGTCCAGTAGCAGGCCTTAATCGCAACGAGACGTGGACTGAAACCATCGTACGGGCTATTGATGGAGCTATCGAGATTGGTGCACCACTATCACAACCCCAAGCAGAACAACTGTTTGACCACATGTTCTACCTACGCTGCTCACTCTCAGGTCGTGCACTGTGGCAACTAGGCACACCACTGGTTAAGCAATTCAGTGGCACATCACTTAACAACTGCTACTTCACGAATATAGAATCAGTAGAGGACTTTGAGCTTCTCTTTGACTACCTCATGCTTGGTGGAGGCGTTGGCTTCTCTGTCGAACGCTCAAAGATACATGAGCTTCCAAAGATAAAGCCAAACGTGACAATCACACACGAACGTTCCAACGACGCAGACATCATTGTTCCTGACTCACGAACTGGTTGGCGTCGCCTTTTGCACAGCGTGCTGAAGTCGTATTTTGACACAGGTAAGTCTTTCTCATACTCCACCATCTTGGTTCGCGAGTTTGGTGCACCACTCAAGACGTTCGGAGGAACAGCATCTGGACCAGGCGCACTGATTGATGGTATTGCAGACATCTCAAAGGTGATGCAGAACCGAGAAGGCAAGAAGCTTCGCAGCATCGACGTGCTTGACATATGTAACATCATCGGAAAAATCGTAGTATCTGGCTCTTCACGCCGTTCTGCACAGATTGCTATTGGTGACCCCGATGATGTTCTTTTTATTCGTGCGAAGAATTGGTCTACGGGTAACGTTCCTGCATACAGAGCCAACTCAAACAACAGTATCTACGCTGACCACTTCGATGAGATTCTTCCGGAACTATGGAAGGGATACGATGGTTCAGGAGAGCCATATGGTCTCGTCAACCGTCGCCTAGCTCGCACATATGGTCGTCTTGGTGAGCGCAAGGTCGACAACACCATCGAAGGCTTTAACCCATGTGCCGAGATTGGTCTTGGTGATGGCGAGTCATGCAACCTGTCAACTCTCTTCTTGCCGAACATCGAATCATACGAACAGTTCTGCGAAGTGTCGGAACTTCTGTACATGGTGCAGAAGAGCATTACACGCATGAACTACCCATACGACAAAACCACAGACATCGTTCGCAAAAACGCACGTCTCGGCCAAAGCATCACGGGTATCCTTCAGTGCACAGAGGAGCAGGTTTCATGGTTGTCGCCTGCATACAAGAAGCTCGAAGCGCTAGATAAGGAATACTCAAAGGAACACGGTTTCCCCGCATCTGTTCGCCTCACAACAGTTCAGCCATCCGGAACACTGTCGCTTCTCCCAGGAGTAACACCTGGTATTCACCCTGCATTTGCTCCCTACTACACTCGTCGTGTTCGCTTTGGTGCAGCAGACGCACTTGTAGACGCATGTCGCAAGCGCGGATACAAGGTTCAGTGGGATATTGGCATTGATGGACGTGAAGACCACACTCGTTACGTTGTTGAGTTCCCTTGCCAATCGCCTACGGGTTCAGTATTGGTCTCTGAGATGACAGCAATACAACAGCTTGAGTGGGTTAAGAAGATGCAGACAGAGTGGGCAGACAACGCTGTCTCTGTAACCGTCTACTACCGCAAGGAAGAGCTTCCATCTATCAAGGAGTGGCTAGCAGCCAACTACGACTCAAGTGTCAAGAGCGTGTCGTTCTTGCTTCATGCTGACCACAACTTCCCGCTTCCTCCATACGAGGAAATCACCAAAGAGCAGTACGAGAAGAGTGTGTCAAAGATTGACTTCACAATTCCCCTACAGGCAGCCACGGGTGGCATGTTAGACCTAGATGACTGCTCTACAGGAGCCTGTCCAGTACGTTAAACCTCAGGAGGAGGAGTGTAGCCCACTTGATTGCGGGCATACTTCTCCTCTGGGTAAATCTCTAATACGAGCTTAGGTACTTCTTTGCATACTCCGCATTTACCCATACGTCCATAAGCGCTATGAACATGTACGGGCCAATCCCTGCAGCAGCGTAGAATCACCACGTTGTTTTCATTCATGTCCGCGTTGCGTCACTTCTTCTTCTTTATAACGTAGCCAGCAGCTTTGAGGTCTTTGACGATGAGTTCTGGTATGCCGCTCCAAATGGGAATGCCGGACTTGGTCAAAGAATGAGCAATGATGTCCATCTTTTTCTTGCGGTGTAACTGAAGTGTAATCATACGGGTATCTTACCAGCGCTTTCTAATGTTTAGTGGGCCCTCTGGGACTTGAACCCAGGACTGACGGATTATGAGTCCGGCGCTCTAACCAACTGAGCTAAGGGCCCGAGGTCTAACAGTAATAGTTATCGATTATGGACTGGACAACGTCAGTATCGTTAACTGTTGTAACCGGAATACGCTGCGCGTGATTGTGAAATATGCAGCATTCTGATTCTTCGTACCACGATACGACATTGGCGATAGTGACATTAATGGGCCTTGGGGCTACGGGTGTCTTAATCTTTGTTTTCATGTTTCTTCTTTCTTTGCGCGTTAGCTTTTCTTCGCTGTTTGGCACATATTTGGCAAACCTTAATAGAGTAACCATTAGGGCGAGTGTAGACATATATGTTTTCTGGAGTTTTTTCGTGCCCGTTTTTACAGAACTGCTGAGGTTTGTATTTGAAACCTTTTTTTCGCGCAGGCCTTCGACCCTTGACGAGCATGTCTATAGTGTTTTCCGATGGAGTCCCAAGCCATAAATGGTTAGGGTTTACGCAAGGCGGGTTATCGCATGCATGACACACGAACATCCCATCCGGTATAGCCCCCTTGTGTATCAAGTAGGAATATCGGTGTGCGGATTTGTATTTTTCTCCTCCGTCAAATCTTCCATAACTCTTTAAACTTTTTGATGCATTCCAAATCCAACATTCTTCCGGGGAACCGACGTCTACCTTGGCCCAAAATCTATCGAGTGTCGTCATGTTTTTTATTTGGTCTTCACGTTTTTTCTTTTTGGGGACGTAGCGTAACCTGGCGCACGTCCGGCAGCGCCTTCTGTGTCCACCCTCACGGTTGTCAACATGCGTATTTTCTTCACTGTACTCATGTCCCTGAGAGCAGTGAGTTTTACTTGATTGCGCGTGTTTGCCTTTCTTAATGTTATTGGAGGTAACTAAAGCCCTTGTCCCTGCAAGAAGGTGTGCAGGATTAACGCAAGCTCGGTTGTTGCATTGTTGTATAACTACAGGTGGCCAATAATGGTTATAAATAAAGAACGAGTATCGATGTGCTTTTACGTTTTTCCCTTTGATGGATAACAAGCCGTAACCCTTATAGCTGGCATAACCCGTCTTCCATAGCCAGCACTCTTCACGGGAACCAATATCAACCTTGTCCCAAAACCTATCGAATGTATTCTCTTTCATGTTTTCCTTCTTGCGGGTTATTCTTCACTGATGCTTTGCGCCTCAATCCACACCCGAGCACCACAACTGTCGGGTACGTCTGATTGGACTATCTTCGCTGCTTCATGACCACAGTTTGGACAAAGCACAGTAAGACCACGACTATGTTTAGAACCTTTATAGGTTCTGTCGATAATCGCGTCAAGACCTTTTTTAATCTTTTGCTGATGTACGTGAATAATGTGTTTCATATTTTCTTTTGTGCACTACGCAGTACTTCTCCGTAGTAGGGCATTGACGCCTGCAGGGTGTGTTGTTGGAGGTTTTTGCTGGGCATATTCGGTTGTAGTAGTTCATGTGTTTCATTTAGCGCCCTGAGCAGGAATCGAACCTGCAACCTACAGATTAGAAGTCTGTTGCTCTATCCGATTGAGCTATCAGGGCTTATGAGAATTTGACTATGCGTCTGAGGACGTCCAGCATTAGCTCAGAAGTGAGAACAATATTCCAATCAAGTGGGATTGTTCCGCCATGCGCTTCTTTGGTCCTGTTGCATGCAGTGATTGATGTTATTGCGGACTCTACACTGAGAGGGCGAGTGTTGTATGGAGCCACGGGTCCAAATGTGTGCTTCGCGCCGTCACCTGGCGTAAATGAGGCACCATTAGCTCCCGCAGGTACGTATGTATCGTAATCGTCATGGCCTTTAGGACCAATTTGTTCAATTGACATGCTGAAATACTAACGCGCTTAAATGCAGAAAGCAATCACGAAAGATATTTCTTTATCTTTTCTACAAACTTATCTTTGGGATACGCGCCAACAATTCTGTCCACAACGCGCCCGTTATCAAATACGATAACAGTAGGGATGCTCATGACGCTATATTTCTGCGCAATCTGAGGAAAAGCGTCTACATCCAGCTTGCCTACCTCGATGTATTGCTTATGCTCGTTTGCAACTTCTTCGATGATTGGACCGAAAAACGAACACGGGCCACACCATTCAGCCCACACGTCAACAAGAACGTACTTGTCTGTAGAACCTAGAAACTGCTCAAAGTTTTCACTGTTCAGCTCTTTGCTCATTGGTTGTCCTTTATTTCGTACAGACTGCGAATCGTTTCATATGTTTCGGGGTCGACAGCGTTACGGTAAAATGGGTTTGCTGACGTCGCACGAAGCTCGTTTGCTATGTCAGGACGCTCTTCGTGCAAGCAGTTGAACAAAGCCTGCCCATAACGCCATCCTTTTTCTTGCTTTACGCTTTCCGCACGGGTAAACAAGGCAGCCGCAAAGTCATTGTAGTTAGAGTAAGTCATACCTACTTAATTCTACTATTACACTTCAGACAAAATTCAGACCACGGGTAGGTCTTTCTCATTTCAACAGGGTGTTCGCACTCAAGAGACTTCTTGACAGCAACATTGACAGCATCACGAATGAACTCAGCCATGGATATGCCAGACTTTTCAGCGGCTTCCTTCCATCGGACGTGGTCCATTTCTGAGGCACGTACCATGACCTGCTTTTGGGCTGGCTCCCCTGGTACGGAGCCAGTATTTGCCTTACGTGTCAGCGTTAGGTTCTCTGCAACCTTGGCCATGGCTGCTTCTATGTTGTCTTCCTGCTCATTACTCATCTGATTCCTCGTCTGTGTCGATGATTTCTGCGTCCGTAATCGGATTTAGTTCTTTTTGTTCACCAAGTATTGATTCAATATAGTCCATTGGCAATACTCCGGACTTACCCATTAGCGCCAGTAGTTTCTTTGCCTCTGCTTCAGGGCTGAACTGGTTTGATGCACTTACCTGCACAGCACCAGCGAGGGTTGCCCTGATTGGGACACGGGCAGAAACGTCCATTTGAATATTGACATTATTCTGCTCCATACCAAGCAGCTTGGCTCTTCTGTCCATTATTGACAAAACCTGCTGTATTGCCTTTAGGTCTGGTTCTACCTGAACCTCGCTACCATCGTCCATGGATATCTTCCTGTGCTGTGTCATGGGCCAGATAGCCTGCTGCAGCGCATCGAGCCTCTCAAGCTCCATACGGAGCACCTCAGGGTATGCCAGTATCGCTTCCTGGTTCAACTTCTCCAGTTGCCTGGACACGGAAGATGACACGGCTTTAGACGTGACCCCAAACCTTCTGGCTATTTCACTGGTTGGGATACCAGCTTGCCTCATCTTGAATATGCGTAGGTCCCTCTCTGCGAGGAACTCACGTGTCAAGCTTTTGTTTGTGTTCTGGGCCATGCCGTACCTTAATCCATCTTTGTATATTCTAGTACGACGAATGGTAAGTCTGTGCCTCGTGTCAGTTTGAGTGGCCATGGGCGCTTGTCACGGGCTCCACGGAAGTGCCCAACATCGTAGACGTATCCAGCAGGGTTGGTTGGGTCTGGAGTTAAAGCTAGGCCAAATTCCGGCCAACGAGACCACACGGACGAACCGAATGGACGCAAGTCACGGGAAGACATGGACGTTCCCAGTGGTGCGTGGTGCTCAAGCCATAGGGCACATCCGTACACATCACGAATCATGTCTAGATACTTTGCTACTTCTACAGCAAGGGCTTCACTAGTGCGGTTACCAGAGTCAACGTACGACTTATACATAGGACCCATACAAATGAGTTGTGGCTGAATGCGCTCAATCACGCTCTCGATGTACATACGGTCCCTGCTGTCACACAGGTCTAGACCAGCAGGCTTCACAAGCAAGTGGGCATCTACCCTTCGTGCACCAGACTTGCGTATTGCCTGTTCCATAATCCTGTGCGATGTACGGCGAATGATTCGTTCAGGGTTCTCAAGGTCAATTGTCAGGGTTCGTATTGGTTCCATCTTTTGGAATGTAAACGGATGCAGTCCTGCAGCGCTACAGATAGCAACTTGACGTGCAAGCATTGTCTTACCAACACCCTCTGCGGCAACAACCATTACGCGTTCGCTCTTCTCTAGTAAACCAGGAATAACCCAGTCGTAAGAATCGACTTCGGCTTCCTGAAGAAAGTCTTGCCAAACAACAAGACGCCCTGGGTTGCTTATCTCACGGGTATCAGCGGAGCCTAGAAGTATTGTTGCGCGATTGAGCTTTTGTGTCAGCGTCAACTTCTCTTTGGAGAACACTTCTGCTATTTGGTCAAGGAGCTTGTCTTCGGTGCTTGCTTCGCCTTCGTCTACCTCTAGTTCTGGATAGTCCTCTGGACGCTCGTAGTACTCGTATGAATCAAGGTCGTCGAATGTGCGGCCTGATGTTAGGTGGTCAGTAATGTCTTTCCCGTATTTGGAAATCCAAATAGTGCATCCGGTGCAGCCAGCAGCAAGAAGCTTCTCCGAAACACTTAGTGCGTGCTGTTTACCAACCTCGTCGTTGTCAGCAATGATTTCAACATGTGCACCAGCAAGGGTGTCTGTGTAGGACTGGTCCCACTTGCCTGCCCCACCATCCATTGTCGTTGCATGGATGCCCATGGCAGCAAGAGTGTCGGCATCTTTCTCTCCCTCTACCAACCATACTGGCTCACCCTTTTTAATTGCTTTGGTGATGTCGTCCAGACGATAGAGAACACGACGCACAGCAGGTTCTTTTAGGTTCCACACATAGTCGCCTGAGCGTGATGGGTCTGGCTGACGATTTGCAAACGACTTACTGCCATCATCAAAGCGAAAACGAACTTTTTCATAAAGAAGATTGCCGTCCTCATCACAGTACGGGTAAGTCTTCTCTATCTTCTTACCCATCTTCTTCTTTGATTGAGACGGAGACGAGGCCTGCTGTTCGTAATGTGGAGATGGCTTCCACTCGTCTGAGTCGTTGAACAACTCACGCGGAGAAAGCCCAACTGACGTGCATATCTCGTCTACTGAGCAAGACACACCACGATGGCAATGAAGGAGAGCAGCACCGTCATCACCTTGTGCAATAGCAAGTGAAGGATTGCTGTCGTCATTACGACAAGGGCACTGAGCCATCCATTGGTTGTTGCCGGTTTGGCGCACACCCTGAAGTAGGGAAAGAACTTTGTCTACGGAGCCAGATACTTGATTCAAAACGCTTTAACCACACGTGGGCGGATAACAAGAGTTCCAAGTTCGCGGCGCTTACGAGTTTCCACTTCACGCGCCGATGCAGACAAGCCTCCCCAGATACCGAATATTTCTTCTGCTTCAATTGCGTAATCAAGACACTCTTGACGCACATCGCACTGACCGCAAACTTCTGTTGCCTTAAGACGCCAATGGCGCTGCAATGATGACTCGCTCTTTGAAGGAAACCACCATTCTGTTGGGTGACCCATACAAGCTCCGTTCACAGGCGGCTGCAGCTCAAGGTCGCGCACCCATCGTATTCTTACGTAATCCATATTAGTTCCTTCTTGTTTTTGTAAATATAGGTGAAGCAGGTACTAACTAAGTCGTCGCACCACACGTATCAAGAAATCCCTGAATACCTGTTTATAGGTCTGCTTTTTTCCGAAGTGCATACGAGCAAACGACTCAGCCGCAATGTTTGAAAGCAATGTTATATCGTATGTCATCTGCTCAAACTCCGGTGAGTTCACAAAGTACAACCATGCATCGTTGTCAAAGGTGTCAAAGCACGCAAAGATGTAATCGTCCAAACCATGAGAATCGGCGATTATCTCTAAACGCCAAAGAGTACAAGATTCTACTGCATGTAATATTTCAGTAATGGCGTTTATGCCATCGTTCTTGTATGCGTACTCAACGAATTGTGATATCTGACGCTGACGCTGGTGGCTCCAATCTTCATCGTCATAAAGCATGAAGTTCGGGTCGTCACCTCCATCAGAGGTGATAGAGATTTCATCGTCATCGTCCTCTTCCCAATCAAACATATCTTCAGGGAAAAAGTCGCGAGCCATCCACTTAGTTTATCACCAGAGAATGTGTTAGCAACTTTTTTTGAGTAACGAATGAATTTTCGTCCATCGATGCAATGGCGTTTCCGTAAGTATCGTTTGTGCGTGAATGGTCAAAGTATTCAGCTATCGCATTGTATAGAGACCATCCGTTATATCCATAGCCTCCGGCGTTACGTTTGTTTCCGTAGATGGATAGAACTTCGTCAATAGTTTCAATGCGATTTTTCTGCTGGCGTGCAGTTTCATCTTTTTGTTTTGGGAATACGCCGTCAATAACATTGGATAGCTTTTTGCTCCTGGGTGCAGCGTTGATGCTCATCATTTTCTCTGCCTCAATCTTAAACATATCAGCCCAGACTGTAGAGATTCTAAGCACCTCTTTTGCTTCGTCGATTACCGAGTCAACGTTGCGTGTGTGTCTTGCTGTAAACACTCTCTGAGCCTGTTTAAGGCCGAGAATGACCGTGTTGTTACATACGGCGCGAATATCGGTATTTGCGTACCGAATAGGCCACACACCATCGTGACCGGCAGAAACAACAAGATACCTAGCAATTTTGTCGTTGACGCCAGCAGGGTCTATAACAAGACCCCCAAGCTCAATTGTCGCAAAGAATCTTGCGCCATCACGCAGTACTCCGACAGTGTCCATCACAGCATCGTTCTCGTCAGCGCCAACTACAGCAAGGGCCCTTTCGAGCACTTCCCTATTCTGCTTCACTGCGTATCTGGTTCCAACTGTAGCTATTGGATTAAATGAGCCATCACGGTTTTGCCTAATAGTCGCTCGGCTATCTTCAATTATTAGTGCACAATTGTCATTGTCTCTAATTAGATTTCCGTAGTCATCAACTGCGGCGACTTTAGTTAAAACAACATCGAAGTCGGCATTTGCGGCTCTCAGCATCTGGTCAATTGTCTGCAATCCAGCCATGGGTGTGCCGAGTCTGTGCCAGGGGATAACCCTGTCACCACCAGTAGCATAAGCCATACTGGCTTTGCCGGAGCTGCTTATTTCAAGTTCGTGTGCCATATTGTATGTACTCACAATAGCAGCAAGAAATTTCCGCCTCATGCAGATTTTTTTTGGTATGAGGTTGTCAAACCCTCAAACACAAGTTTATCCTTGACACCTACGAACGCAAAAGCGTTCTTCCAGAAGGAGCTTAAAATGAGCACAATTATCCCCGACGTGGCGAAGACATCCACGACTGGCACGGCAGGTTCCGTGCGTATCATTGACCAATCGGTCTCAACAATCACTCGTAGTGGTCGTGTGAATGCATTCCTCCAGAATGCTTCAATTGCACCGCGCTTGACTGTTGCCGACATTTCCGAACTGTGCATCAGTAACCCAGGTGCAGTTGTAAAGGCCACCATTACCCCTGAGCTCGCCCAGCACCTCCTGGCACTCATCAACACTCACAACCGTCCTCTTTCCCCCGCCCGCGTACGCCAGTACGTAGACGTGCTTAAGCGTGGGCAGTACGTATTCAACGGTGAGTCAATCCAGATTGGCTTGACAGACTCTGGCCATATGCAACTCCTGAACGGTCAACACCGCCTTCATGCATGCGCTGTTGCTGGTGTTGAGTTCGAGACAGTACTGGTTCTTGGTCTCCCAATCTCAGTATTCAGCACGATTGACCGCGGTAAGACCCGTAGCCACTCTGACGTGCTTTCCGTTGCTGGGTTTAAGAACACTCACAACATTCAGCCAGCAGCACGTATTCTCGTTGCGATGGAAGCAGGGTTCTCCCCCACAATCCGCTCAACAATGAACCTTGTTACCGCTGAGGACATCCTCCAGTATGTATACGCCAACGAAGATGTCCTGATGGACGCTCACGCAATCGCTACCCGCATCTCAGCCGTTGCTGGTGGCATTCAGAGCGCATGGATTATCTTTTATGTGCATGCATACCAACAGCGCGTTCAGGCTGGATTCAGCGGCCGAGAGGTTATGGAGTTCTGTAAAGCAATCGAGACGGGCGCTTCCCTCAAGGTGCTAAACCCTGCTTTGGCACTCCGCCAGTGGCTTGGTCGTGGAGGCTCAAAGCGCAAGGGTGCAGCAGGCAAGAACGTTCTTGAAGCTGCAACATTCATCACCACTTTTAATAAGTGGATTGAAGGCGCTTCGCTTCAGCAAATTCGTCCATGGGCAGCAGATTCTTCGGAATTTCCTACTGTCACTAGTAGCGGAATCGTGCATTCGTCATTTTGGGCATAAACGATAATTGCGTCCTGAGAGGCGCAGTCGTCAGAGAAGGGTCCCTTTATGGGGCCCTTCTTTTGCTATCGGCTATGATTTAGACATGCCAGTAACATACGGAAAACCAACCAGTAACGACGCCCCATATGGAGACGGTTGCGCCGAGTTCCACACATACGGAAAGTGGTTTACCGAACATAAACTTGCTTTTGCCATCACCTATCAAAATCAGGAATGGATGTGCTTAGTCTTCCCGGAAGAGGTTCACTTCTCACGGGCGGGTTCTTTGTGGACGGTTTCAAGTGGTCCTTGTAAAAATCCTTTAACAGCTCTTCAGGCCGCATACGTCTTGGCTAAAGAAAAGCTCTAATGACTCGGCAGCGCCTTTTCTTAGATATGAACTGCGTAGATGCAGCGCGTGAACGCATGCGACACGTCTACGACACTTTTGACACGGTTTGCGTCCAGTTCTCTGGCGGTAAAGACTCAACAGCAGTTCTCTACCTTGCCAAAGAAATACATGAAGAGCGCGGGTTGGGTCCAGTAAAAGTAATCTTCCGTGACGAGGAGATGGTGTCTCCTGCCGTCATCAAGTTCGTAGAAGAAGTCCGCGACTATGACTGGGTCGACATGGAGTGGTACTGCCTTCCAGTAGGACAGGAGGTATGGGTACTGGGACGCAGGGAGTATTGCTTGCTCTGGTCTTCATATCGCGCATCTGAAGGACGCTTGGTTCGTGAGATGCCTTCATACGCAATCCGGGCAGAAAACTTTGGGCTAGACCCAAACAAGGTTCTTCCGCAATCAATCGACTACTACACAATGCAAGGTAAGAGTGGGCGTACGGCATTTATTACTGGAGTCCGCGCAAATGAGTCAATGATTCGCTACCGCTCGTGTGTTCAGAAGCTGCATGAGAATTATATTGTCACTCCTTACCGTATGAAGAAAAACATACCTCTCAGGTTTGCAAAAGTTATTTACGACTGGACAACAGACGATGTTCTCAAGTTTATTACCGAAGAGCACAATGCAACATACTGTGAGTATTACGACCGCGCTGCACTAACGGGTTCAAATACACGCGTTGGTATTCCTTTACATGCTGTAGCGATTCGTCGTCTTGGTGATGTAGTTGCTACAGAGCCAGAGTTCTACGACAGGCTGTTTGAATGCTTCCCGCATATTGATGCACAGCGGCGACTATGGGCGGACTATGACCTAGAAGGTCGAATCATGCAGTATGCGCGGGATGGATGGCCTGGAATAAAAAGATGCGTAGAAGAAAACATTGTTACGCCTGGGCTAAAGATGCGCGCACAAGCATATTGCGCAGAGTTCCGCAAAAAGCACGTCAAAGACCCATATTCCTATCCGTTACATTTGTTGGTACGAAATCTCTTGATACACGAATTTACCGTGATGGCAGTTAGTCCTATTGGACCAGGTACTCGCGCATACACAATTCAGCAAGAGCAAGAACAAGAAAAGCTAGATGGAATCTGAGCCCATGATTCTTTCTATGTCCCACGCTTCTAGGAACACAACAGCCTGAACGACTTTGCCCGAGTCTGATGTCTCATCAACATAGATATCTACCGCGCCAACCTCTATGCCAAGCTTTTTAGCTAAAGAAGCTTTTGTCCTTGCCACATCCTGCTCGTACGATGCTACATAAGAGGCTATCTCGTCATGAATGTCAGAAAAATCTGCGAACACGGGCTTGGCTCCGGCTAGTTCAACCAGCATTTGTGTGCCCATTTCGGCTTTTAGACATCCTTCGCAAGCGATTTTAGTTGTAGATGCTGCTCTTTTTCTTACCTCAGCGTGCCCACAGGAAAGCTTATGTATGTATTCAACCTTCCCCCATCTGCCGGAACGAATAACCTCAACAACGTCTTGCTGTGGTGCGGCTTTTTTGCTAATCGTCATCTTCTAGTTCGTCCCAGGTTATTGACTCGACATATCCGGAATAGTACTTTTCGGTAAACTTAAGCTGTACTTCGCCGAACTTGTCAAGGCCTACCGTCTCGATAAAGCCTTCTTCAAGCATCTCAAAAAGCTGCCATTCAAATTGCCACTCATCTTCGGTTAGCCACTCTACTGCCATCTTTTTCCAGACCTGCATTAATTAGGTCAAAGATTAACTGACCTGCTCCACTGTTTAATTCTACATCGGAGCCGTCCGTAGCCATGTTAACAACATTTCGTTTTGAATTGATGAGGTCATAAATCTTCTCGTCAATCGTTCCTTGAGCAAGGATGTATGTAGCTATCACGCTTCCTTTTTGCCCTAGTCTGTGACAGCGGCTGTATGTTTGGTCCACGTCAGCGGGTGTCCACGGTAATTCAACAAACAACACGTCTTGTGCGGCAGTAAGTGTATGCCCTGTTTTTGCGGCCTGTATTGACAGCGATATAACCGGAGCTTCATCTATCGTCCCAGTTTGAAATAGGTTCTTGTGCTTCTGAACGTCTTCTGCCGTCATCCCGCCCTGAATCTTAAGCCCACCGTACTTCTTGGCTATAGCGTCAACTATTTCGCGATGGTGCGCTGCTACAACAACCTTGTCGCCGTTGGCAAGTTTGGAATCAATCCATTCATTTACAGACTCCATCTTTGCTTTGGCTGCAAGTCGGCGAAGGACAGAGATACGCACTAGATGTTCGTTTGACTCGGCACGAATCCTGGCTTGAACAGCGGCAGAGTACGGAGACTGACCGAGCTCTTTGGCTATTTCCTTTGCTCGCGCAACAAGGTATTCAATAATGTCTTCTTCGGCTTTTAAGTATTCCTTCATGGCAGCAGCACTTGGTTCTACGACAAGCTTGGAGTGACGTACGGCTGGAAGCTCAGATAATACTTCGGACTTAATGCGACGTATGTAGCAATTACTGCGCAGCATTTCGTTTAGCTCATCAAGGTTGGATGAACCTTCGATGTGCCATTGACCAAACCTGTCACGAAAAGCCCCACAGTAACGTCGGTAAAAGCCCCATAGGCCGCCAAACTTATTGAGCTGGCCAAGAATATCAAGCTGGCTTGCGTATTCTGCTGGGCGGTTAGTAATTGGTGTTCCGGTAAGACAGAGAACCAAACCTTCCTTAGGAGCAGACCGTGCCATCTTGATTGCGGCTTTTGTGCGCTTGGCAGTTGGGGTCTTTGCATAATGAGACTCATCGTAAACGTACGACCGATGACCTTTAAGTTGGTTCTGCCAATGGTCGATGTTGGAGTAGCCGATAATCAAAAAATCATATGTTCCCTTCTCGGGGAAGACAGCACGGTTCGACACTACGGCTACGGTTCGGTTGGGTAGCCATTTATTTATCTCGTCGCGCCAGTTGAGAACAAGAGTTGGGGGGCACGTAATGACAGCCGGGTACGAGTCCTGGACGTATTCAAGCGTGCCTATCGCCTGCATGGTCTTTCCCAGCCCCATGTCGTCAGCGATAAAACATCTACGGGCGTTAGCTGCGTACGCAACCCCAGCCTTCTGATAAGGTAAAAGCTCGCCGGCGAGTCCAGGTATGTCTAGCTCTGCTGTTTTTGCGCGTGATGCTGCGATTACTTTGTTCTTTACTTGCTGTATGTCTTCGGCAATCTCGAGAAGTCCTTCGGCTATTGGTTGATTGAATTTCCCTCCCCATTCAATAGCTTCGCGCAACGCAGTAGACGCAACACGCCATGCCATTGTTTTGGAATGCCAGGTGACTCCGGGCAAGGACTTGACACTGCGTATCATCACGGGGTCATAGGCAAAGCTTAGATATACCCAGTCCCCGTCTATATAGATGCCTTTTACTTCATTTTGTGGTGTCGGCAAGTCAAACTTAAGCACGGCGGTATCTATCATGAAGCCCCACTTTTTAGCAAGCTCCCTTACTTCGTCAATACTTGCTACAGGTACGCGCCATACACGGCCAACCTTGTCCCATTTTGCTCCATTGACAGTCTTTATAACCGTTACCTGTTCAGCGTTGTAGGGGAAGTCCATTACTAGATGGTCATCGGCAAGAAATAGAGCGCCTTCTGTCATCCCATCATCATACCGCGTATGTAGAATTAGTCTATGAATACTGAAAAGTTTTACGACCCTGAAGACGTTGCAAGGTCATGGTCTGAGATAAACCTCAACTACACGGCTGCATCAAACAACACAAATCATCTATTGAAATGGGCCCTGCCTCGAGTGATGGCATATTATTCTCAAGAGATGTGGTGTGCAGGATGGCTCGATACCGCTAACAAAACACTGCCGGACATGTTCCCGGAGATAGCAGAAATTGCGGCAACCCTCGGCGAGATTTGCACTTACTGGGATGGTGAAGATTTAGGGGAAATCGAGTGGGAAAAATACAACCCTCGATAAACTGTAGGCATGCCAGGCAACCCAATACCACACGCAGAACGATATCCAGATTTTGGAATATCGAAGCATGACATCCCATATGGTTCTCTCCCCAAGAAACTGCTGTACTATGCACGATTTTGCATGGAAAAATTCACATTTGATAAGTATCGGGACTTCCGAAGCGACGCGCGGCCGTCAAAACAGTCGTTTGCTCGTGCGGTTAAGGTATTGGTATCCATGGGATTCCTTGTTGTTTCAGG